ATGTGTTTCATTTAAGTTCAAAGAGCCTCCCAAATTGGGGGGCTTTTTATTGTAACTTTGCCACAAATAGAAAGACATGGCAACTATTTCCAATAATGATATTAAGATTAGGTATGTTGTTGAGACATCCAATCTTGAAACTGCTGCTCAAGCATTTGATAAGTTAAGCAATGAGGAGAAGCAGGCTTTAAGTGAACTTAAAAAGTTCAACAAGGAAAGTCAAGATACTGGCAAGAATATGAGCCAGCTTACAAGTCTTGCTACCAAAGCAGGCACAGCCATTGCCGGAGTTTTTGCCTTTAGCCAAATAAAAGCATTTGGAGAGGCTGTGTTTGAAACCACTTTAAAGTTTCAACAGTTTCAGAAAGTTCTTGATTTTACATCAGGTTCTGCACTTGCAGGAGGTAGATCATTTCAATTTTTAATTGACACATCCAATAAACTTGGAATTAGTTTAGAAGCCTCTGTTGCTGGATATAAGACTTTATCAGGAGCTGCATCGCAAGCAGGCCTTACTAATTCGCAAACTCAAAAAGTGTTTGAAAATGTTGCTCAAGCAGTAAAAGCTTTTGGATTAAGTTCAGAGGATGCTAAAGGGGTATTTCTTGCTTTAGGTCAAATAATTTCTAAAGGCACTGTTCAGGCTGAAGAATTAAGAGGTCAGATTGGTGAGAGAATTCCTGGGGCATTCTCAATTGCTGCAAAATCAATTGGAGTAACCGAACAGGAACTTAACAAGATGATGGCAACTGGTAAGCTAACATCAAGGGATTTTATAATTCCATTTACGGCAGAACTTGCAAAAGCTTCCCAAGAAGCATCGGGAACAAATGGTCTTGCTCAAAATGTTAATAAGATTTCAAATGCTTTTACAATATTCCAAACAAGAGTAGGCAGGTTCTTTATGCCTTTAATGACTCAGACTTCTGCTTTACTCGAAAAAGCTCTTTATTATGCTAATCAACTCCTAAAGACTCAGGATGATGCTCAAGCAGAAAAGAATCAGAAGGCATACAATGAAACATTAAAACAGACTTCACTGCTTTCAAGTAATGCTCTTAGGGCGCAAGTTCAACAAGAGGAGATAAAGCTTGACTTGATTGAAAAACAATTTAAGAATACCACTGACAAAGCAACTGCTGATGCATTGAGAGAACAGTTCTTGATTCAGCAATCAGTAATAGATGCTTATAAAGAAGAAATTAAAACAAGGGAACAAGCCAATGCAGTTCCAATTGTTGATCCTAAAGCTGCTAAGGAGGCTCAAAAGTTTGAAGAGAAGCAATATGCGAGGAAGTTGCAACTTCTTAAACTTACAAGAGAGTTAGCTCAATTGAATATCAAAATAAACTTTGATAACAAGATTGATATCCTTAGAGAAGAATATAAGGCTGAAAAGAAATACTTAAACGATGCCTACAATCTTCAAGTCGAATATTCAGGCAAAGGAGTTCAGGCTGCAACTGATGCCATCAAAGTAACTGATAAGGAAAGGACTTTAAATAGGGTTGAGACTGTTAGAGACTTAAAACAAGAAACTCAATCAACTTTAGAAGAAATCAATAAGCAAAGGATAGCAAATGCAAAATTTGAGCAAGACAAAACAAAGGCTCAAGAGGAAAGAATAAGCAAAAAAGAAAAAACTGATTTTGAATTAGAACAACTTGATTTAAAACATCAAGAGAAAATGGATGAGCTTGACAAGCAATTCGCAGAAGAAAGGAAAAAAAGAAAAGATGATGAAAAAGAAGAACAAATTAAAAATCTTATTCAGGTTTTTGAATTAACTAATCAATTAACCCAATCAGCTTTTAACTTCTATGCCTCAAGGATAAACAATGAATTAAGCCTACTTGATAAGCGTTACAGCGAGGAAATCAGGCTTGCAGATGGCAACCAGCAAAAAATTGATGAAATCAATCAGCGTAAGGCAGAAAAGGAAAAAGAGCTAAAAATGAAAGCATGGAAAGCTGAACAAACTGCTGCTGTTGCAAGAGTAATATTTGAAACTGCTGCCATAGTTGCTAAATGGTCAAGCAGCCCAGTTACATTACCACTTGCTGCTCTTACACTGTTTAATCAGGCTGCACAAATAGGATTTATTATGGCTCAACCAGTGCCTGAGTTTGCAGAAGGAACTAAAGGCAAGCCATTCAAAGGAGGTAAGGCAATGGTAGGTGAAAGAGGAGTTGAGAAAGTAGTGACTGAATCGGGCAAGGTCTATTTCACTCCACCAACAGCCACCCTGGTGGACTTACCTAAAGGCTCTCAGGTAATTCCTAATCATGCACTAAGTAGGCAGGAGGTTTATTGGGGCAGTATGCAATCGGGAAGACAGTCAAGCAGTGGCAGTCCTGTTGTGGGCGAAATAAGGGAACTTGGAAGCATCCTAAAAGGATTGCCAATTACTCAACTCAACATGGATGAAAGAGGTTTCGAGAAGTTCATAAGAACACCAAGGAGGACAACTAAGATTCTAAATAATAGATTTAGGACTGAGAATTAATGTTTGGTTTAGATAGGTGAAAGAGGGGTAGTACTGCTATCCCTTTTTTTTATCTATTTTTGAAGCATGGCAGGATGGAGTTTTTTTCTTAATGGCACTGAGGTAGAAGAACCGATTGGCTGGGATGCAATTGAGTTCACAGCCATCAGGATGGAGTCTCATGGCATAGATCAACCATTCTCAACTGAGATGCGATTCTATGAGAGAGGAGCTACTTTAATCAAGGCTCTTTATGACCAATACTTTATCAATGCCGAAATCACCATCCAAATAACTTCAGATGTTGGGTATGGTGGTGAGCCTTATGAGTTCAATGGCATGCTTAACCTTGCCATCTACCAGGAGCATAATGTATGTGACACAGATAGCTGGGAGATAACTGTTGGAATTATTGATGATAACTTTAGAGAGCAGTTTAAGGCTCGACAGGATGTAGAGATTGATCTTACAGCCATCAAAGACTTAAATGGTGATTCTATTGCTGCTCTAACAGAAAAGGAAATTAGGTTACATAGGCAGGACTTATACCTTCAGGCCAATGGTAAGAACTTAGCAGATAGTAGCACTTACTTAACAAGAGGCTCACTTGGCCCGGGTGCAAATAGATATGCAATTGTGCCTACATATTGGCAGCAAAAGGACTTTACGGAAAATTATGGGAGTGTATTTGACACTAATGTCATATTTGTTGTAGGTGATGGAAATCTACCAGGCTCACCTATTTTTAAAAATAATCAAAGTAATAGTAGAACTTTAAGTTATGAAATAACTATTGACTTTACTCTTACAAATAATGATTTAACAGGGCCAATAGATGTTGAATTTGATTTAGTTCAATTTAATGGAAACATTCCTCAATCATATCCTCCAAGCCTAGTTCTTTACAATACTACATTATCGGCAGGTGCTTCAGTAACTATCAGCAACACTTACACAGGATCATTTACAATTGCTACAGGCATTACACTTGCACTTCTTTTTGCTCAAACATCATTTAGCACAGTTACTGCTGCTGTTACCGTTGATATTGATAAAGGCTATACTATAAACCTTAATGAAATTAATTCAGGAGATTATGCCTCAACAGCCAACTGCTTAACAATTGAGCAATGGCTTAAAAGGGCAATCTACATGATGACAGGAAGCAATAATAAGTTGCTTTCAGATGTTTTTAATGAGGATGAAGGAGGATGCTATTGGAATAATGCTCTAACCAATGGTCTTCGAATTAGGCAAGCAGATAACCAGGATGACCTTGGCGCACTCAAGACAACTTGGAAAAAGACGTTTGAGGCACTTGATAGAATCTTTTGCCTCGGATGGGCATTTGAATGGACAGGAACAGAATGGAAAATAAGAGTTGAGCCGAGAGAATACTTCTATCAGAATAGCATAAGTCAAACCTTCAACAATGTTGGAGAAGTAACCACAATGGCTAAGGTTGATATGTTAGCCAATGCCATCCAGCTTGGATATGATGAGAAGTGGAAAAACATTCAGCTATCAGGAACTTTTGCCATCCACACTGATCGCAATTACTTTGTGAATAATAGGGCAATGGCTGAGAACTCATCAGGCAAGTTGGACATCAGGACACCTTTAATTGCCGAGGGATATGCGATTGAATTTAGCAGAAGATTATCAGACATAAGTTTTGGAGGTGCTACATCAGATAGGCCTAATGACTATGAAACTTTTATCATTTGGCTAAATAGACAAACCATTGAATTAGAAGATGTGGAAGACACTACTTTTAATTTGTTTCAAGAAACTGGTGCAGTTACATTCCTTCCCGGTACTGTAAGCCTACCAAGCAACTTAATTACTTTTTCAAGTAGTCCATTAAATAACCTTTACAACATCTTTCACACTCCTGCTCGCATTGCATGCCGATGGTGGAAAGTGCTTGGTATGCACACCTATGGACTGGCTAATCCGAGGCTTCAGTTTCAGGTGGGTGAATATCAAACAAGCTATTCCAGCGCAATATCTGACTCTTCTGAGCCATGTATTCAGATACCATCTGAGGTGACCATTGCGGAGAACTCAGATATCTATGCGGACATCATTGTACCTGAAGCTGCGGAATATTTATTTAAGCCTATCGGGGTTGAATTTACATATCCACAAAGTCTTTGCGATTTCTTAACTTTGAGCCAAGATGAGCAATACCGGAAAGTAAGGCTCACTTCAGGCAGTTTGGATATTCAGGGATTTATCACTGAGGCCACCAATCAACCTGAAGATGCTTCCGGTGGTACAACAAAGTTCATACTTCTTCAGGCTAATCAACTTGCTCCAACAGGGGCAGCTTTTGACACAGGCTTTGATGATGGTTTTACAATAGGCGATTAAATGGCAAATTTAAACAGAGCCAATCTAACTACTCAGAGTGCTACTCTCTTCCCTGACAACAACACTCAAGAGATTTCTCCTGCTGACTTAAGGCAATGGCTTGCTGATGGAACTGCAAGCTTTGTGACTCAGAAGGACAAGTCTACACTTGAGGAAACTCTTTATGAGAATCAAGGAACAACCTTAGCAGCAGGATCAACTGTAAACTTGGCTCTTGCAACTGGAAACTATTTGCACATTTCAGGCACAGGAACAATCAACTCCTTTGGCACATGTCCAGCAGGGGCAAGGTTTGTCTTGATGTTTGAAGCTGCTGCAACAATGACTTACAATGCCACAAGCTTAATCATTCCAGGAGGAACTAATAAGACAGTTGTAGCAGGAGATTGTTGCATGATTATCTCTGAGGGAGGAGGGGACTGGAGGATAGTTGGCTACTTTGTCGGGGCAGGCATTGGCTCAGGAACTATTACCGGAGTAACTGCTGGGACAGGCCTATCAGGAGGAGGAACAAGTGGAGCAGTAACTTTGAACCTTACCAATACTGGGGTTAGTGCAACATCTTATACTAATGCAGATATCACAGTTGATGCTCAGGGTAGAATCACTGCTGCAAGTAGTGGAACTCCCGGAGGAGTTACATCTGTTTCAGGAACTGCTCCAATTTCTTCCACAGGAGGAACTACTCCTGCGATTAGCATTTCAAAGGCTACTGCATCCGTTGATGGATATTTGGACAATGCTGATTTTAGCACATTTGCAGGAAAGCAGGATGCTTTGACAAGTGGTACTAACATTAAGACTGTTAATTCAAACTCAATACTTG